TTACTTACGCACCTTCAACGCCGTAGATACCTCTAAAGTCAGAAGCGCCAAAAGCGTATCTTTCTCTAGCTTTGTATCTAACGTTGCCAGTATCGAAGTCTCCTTCCATTGACGTAGTCAACGGAGTTCTTGAGAACATCTTCATACCATTTGGAACGTCTGTGATAATGTAAAATGCATCAGGATCAGTTAAGAAATTATTCACTCTGTAACCTTGAGGAATCATTCCCATTGAATTGATTGCATTGATGTCATTATCTGCAGTCTGAGTTCTACCTTGAGATTTCATCAATCTTTCGGCATTGAATTGGTTTGCAGAAGGAATTATCATTTTAACTCCTTTTGCTGCAATTCTTAAACCTCTTTCATCAGACATAGCAGCGATGTCGATTAACGACTGCTCTAATGATGTTTCGTTTAAGTCAGCTTGAACAGCTAAAGTATTTGCTACAGTACCCGCGATTGTTGGGTGAGCTGTAGAAAGTAAGTTAACACCGTCACCAGTTTGAAATGCAGTCGCTGCGGCTATGCCGGGTAGACCATTATTCAATACTGCTGCGCCTTTAACTTCTTTAGCGTTGGACATAGATCTTGCTAGGGCTTTTGTGTATCTAGAAGAAAGTCTGTCATAAAGGTTGTCCTCTATTGCTTCTTCTGTGATAGCGAAAGCTAGCGCAATCGTTTCCATTGTGTATCTAGCAGTATAAGTTTCTTGAGCGTCATCATATGATACTCCAGCACCTTCTGCTTTTACATCTGCGTTAGCAAAACCACTTAACATTACTTCTTCTTCAAAAGCTCTGTCAGATGATTCTGTTGTATAAATCTCAGCATGCTGATTTTCATACCTTTTGTACTCTAGGCCGAATAGTGCATTCAGGCCTGGTTCTAGTTCTTTAACTAGCTGTGCTCGTGATATTGCCATGTTATGCTCCTATTATTGCCATGTTATTCCAGCCGTACCAGTGTTCTGCATGTATTGGTTAAGATTCTGACATACAATTTGAGTAGAATTTGCTACTAGTATGTCTTCGTTCTCAACGTCCCCTGCAGATCTTAATAGTCTGAATTGGTTGTTTGTTGCATTCGTGTTCGCCGCAACGTTCAACTGTTTACTTGATTGACCAGATGAAGTACTTCCTGCAGGAATTGCCTGAGTTGTACTCATTGTTAACCCGTAACTTGCTGCAGTTATTGCGCCGTCGACGCTAACTGAAAAAAGTTGTAAAGGGTTATCAATTACAAACGCAGTAATATCTTCTGCATTTGCTGGTACTGTATTAGCTACATAATGGTTTTGAAAAGTTGGCTTCTGTGTAGTAGCCGCGTTAAAAAAAATACCATTTAGTATGCCAATAGTTAGCCTAGTACGTGCTGCTTCTGCATCAGCGATGTATCCAGCTTTTGACTGAACAACAGATCCCTGAAACATTGCAACGGCACTATTAGCGTCGATGAAGTATTTGCCCTGACCCTGGTTAGCGTCGGATGAACCAACGGTACCTTGAGCTATTAGACCAAATCCTACAGTGTTTCTATTTGCCATAGTTATTTTCTCCTTAGTGAACCTGCCGTGTTAACGGCCTCCAGTTCGGTTTAATTTAATCGTTGGTGAAAGAAATATTATTTCTTACTGCCACCGAAGTTTTTGCTTGAACGCTCGAATTTCATCGGCATTCTATTATCCTGATCCCTAAGTAAGTCGCTTTCAACAGCTTCGTCTTGACCATCAGTTTGTCTTTTTTGATAGTCCATACGTTGTTGCGCAAGTTCTTCGGGTATCCTTGCCAGGAGAAGGCCACCTACTCCAATGACTCCAGCGTATTTTCCGTCTACGACAACAGGATATTCATCAGTGTCATATTCGTCAGCTCTCACTAACTCATAACCAGATCTCAATCTACCATGAATATTCTTGGTATCATTGAAACCCATTGACTCTGCTCTTATCCATCTGTGCCTGAATCCGTCTGGCGCTTGAGGTGCATCTAAAGATGATGGGGGCTTGTACTCTTTTAGACGTTCAGTTTTTGTCCGAGTTCCAGCCGCACGTAAAGGTTTTTTTGTTTCTTCGTTTTTCATATGCTTATGCTCCTTCCGTGAGTTTTAATTGTTTTGCATATTCTTCTAGTGGCACACCTAATTTATTAGCTATTGCTACCTGTGATGATGTGAGTCTCACAGTTTTGCGACCAGGCTTTGTGCTTCTATTAGCCGAAGCGACCGACTGAACGGCCCTGTTCGTTTGCTTAGTCTCAGTAGTACCAAATTTATGGCCAAAGTCAACTCTAATCCTTTTATCAATCTCAGTGTAATAGTCATGAGATTTAGGATCATAGCCTTCCTTTTCTACTAAATCCTTGTGAATTTCAAACGCAGTAAAAGTCATGGCTCTATCTGTTCCAAACCATGTATTTTTACTAGCCCAATCTTCAGCTTGAGGATCAGCTTCTGGAAGCGATCTTGGTGTTTGTTGTGGTAATCTACCGCCATCAGACAATTGTACAGGTTTTTCCTGTTCAACTGGTTGTGATGATTTTCTTTGCTCCAGTTTTGCATTTTCAAATGCAAGTGTAGCAATTCTTTTATTGGCTTCAACTTGAGCTTTTGCATCACCGGCTTCAATGGCTGTCGCAAGTTCTCTTTGAGCGGAATCCATTCCCAGTTTTACATTGTCTTCAAATTTAGCTGTAAAATCAGAATCAACTTGTTTAAATCTTTCTTGATCTACTTTTCTTTTTTGTTCTACTGCTGCTGCATATTCTACAGCTGCATTCTCTCTACGTTGTGCTTCTCTAAGTTTACCTGTAAGTTTAGCAATACGAGATTGAACTTTTTTACTATAATCTTCTAGTTGCTCATCTTCTTTTTCTTTTTCTGTTTCCGTTTTTACTTCTGTTGTTGTCTCCTGTTCCGTGGTTTCTGGAGCAGTTTCAATTACTCCTTCTTCTTTTACTTCTTCAATAGATACATCGACCTCTGGTCCTGATGTATCTATATCTACGGCGATTTCTCCACCCGTTTTTTTTTCTTCTTCTGGCATAGTTTCCTTCCTATGTTAATATTTGTGCAGGATATCTGTTGGATCCTGTACGGTTGCTAGTATCTCGTCGTCATTTAATAAACGGACTTCTCCGCCATCAATTTCTATTCTTGATCCCGCGTAACGTGCGAAGACTACCCAATCTCCCACCTTGCACCATGGACCATCATTAAATCTTTTAGGGTCATTGTAACAATCAGGTCCCATAGCAATAACGTTTCCGCATTGTGATGCAACTTGTTGTCTGTCGATTGTTTCTGTTCCTATTAAAACTCCACCTTTAGTTTTCTCATTCATTCTAAAAGGTAGAACTAACATTCTCCAACCCGTAGGCATGGGAAGTTTAGTAGTCTGAGTAGTGACTTCTTTTTTAGGTTCTTTTTTATATTTATCTAATAATGCTGACTTAGTTTTTGGTACCTCGGTTGAGGTCGATGACTGTTCCTGTGCTTTCATTTTCTTCCTTATCGTTGAGCAGGCTGCTTATTTCCTGGCGCACTGATTCCAGTGCATTTATTTGTCCTATAATATACTTGTAAGTTTCCATACTGTCAACCCCACCTGATGTAACAGATATAGCTAACGAAGTTATTCTTTTGTCTAATGCTCTTCTTAATTTTCCTAATACTTGTTCCGGTTCCATATTTTCCTTTCTATTTTTTTGCTGGTTTATCTTTGTTTATTCCCTTTTTAATAATATAGTCTTGAGTGCCATTAGCACCGGTCTCTACTTCTTTTTTTAAATATCTAAATAGACTCATTTCTTTTATCTCTTTGTAATTCTTTTTTAAGAAATTTTCTAATACTTTTGTATCTCTCATTAACAGTTCCATTTTCTAAGTGATTTAGATAATCTATCTTCACCAGTATTATTACTAGCTTTTTGTCTTTTTCTCATACCAGTCATTCTAGCACAAAACGAAGTTCTACGTTTAGCGGCTTTAGAACCTTTTTTTAATTTTGAAGGTTTAGTTGTAACTGCTGTTTTAAGTTTAGAACCGGGATTAGCTTTTCTATATGAAGCCACACCTTTAGCATTTAAGCCGCCTGATTTAGATTTGCCTTCTTTTCTAGTCCAAGCTGCAGTAGCCATTACGTTTTCTTTATTACTTTTTTTAATACCTTAGCTTGACCTGCATGTAACTTAGATGCTTTTTTCAAACCTTTGATAACTTTTTTTACTTTACGTTTTTTAGATTTATCCATTACGCGTTCTTTT